GAATTTGCTTGATAATTATTAACTTGCAATAAATGTACATCATAAACATCTTCTTGAATTGATAAAAAGTCAATAGCACTATCACTACTTGCAGTTTGTTCAGCAATAAGTTCTAAGCTACCACCAAGTTTTCCTTGTGATTGAAGTTCAGCTACATCAGTAATAGAAAAGACACCACTATTATTAACAGTTTGATTAGGTTGATTTTGTCCTAGATAACCATAAGGCATTTGAACTCCTTTAGGTTATTTCTAAAATACTTGCAAATGCTTCTAGATCACCTGAAGCTGCACCACCTGTTAGTTCAATGCTGTCACCGTTCTCTAATACTATTTTAGATGTGCCTGCTAATTCTATTGTGCTATCTGCTGGAACGCTTATTGTATAAGCTATCCTAGAATTTCCAGAAGTTCCATCAACAACATCAGCTGTAATTGTATCATCAGCAGCACCGTCTACATTAGTAATTCTTAATGTAAGAACAATAGCTGTACCGCCAGATGAGTTTGTATATATAGCTGTGTTAGTGCTAGTAACATCTTGGTAAGCATTTTTAAATGTATTTGCCATATCTTTCCTCTTATCCTAGTGCTATTATTAATCCAATATCTGCAAAACCAGAAGTCTGACTATCTACATAATCTTTAACTGCTGCTGATGTTGGAATAGTTGTATCGTTATCGTTAGAAGCAATAGTATCAGTTTCAGTTACAAGAGTAGAAGCGTCTATCTCTGTAGTTGTTACACCACTAACTGATAATTGACCTGCTGCTGCTGATAATGCAGTGCCTGCAATACCAGATACTAAATCTGCAATACTTTCTTTTTTAACAAGACTGCTATCGTCAGCGTCTATTATTGCAATTTCATCTGCTGCAACATTAACGGTAGCTGCTGCTACATCTAGTTTTACTGATCCAGCATTTACACTTGACCAAGTAGCGTCTACAACTTTACCTACTGCGTCCCAAATATCTTCAAAGTGTTGTTGCACTGGTGCAATTCTTACTTTGGAGTTTGCTGCATGTGTCAATCCAGATCCTGCTGCTGATCCAGTAAGGTATCTATTATCAACAGTTGTAGTTGCAAGTGAAGTAGCACCTATTGTGCTGTCTATAAAAATATATTCTCTTTGTGAACCACTATCTGGTTCTACTACTATATAACAAGGTGAAGATAAACCAGTAGTTGAAGCTACGTTAATGGTTGTATCTGTCGGTCCTAATGTAGTTGATAGCGTTGTCTCAAACGCATTCCTTGTAAATGTCTCTGCTGCTTTTCTAGTGTTTGCCATAATTTTCTCCTGCTAGTATATCACACACCAAATTCATATATACCTAATTGTCCAACTCCGAGAGAACCTAATGATGATACTTCTGATGTATCAACATTTTGTCTTTGTCCTCTTATCTGTATAGTACAGAATACCATAGTAGATCCTAGCTTTGTAATTTCTTGCACAGGTAACGTAATATTTTCTACAATTCCTCTAATGGTTTCTTCAGGTTTATATATATTTAATATAACTGATTTACCTTCTAATCTTTTCAAAGCATTAAATAATTTATTTCCAATACCTGGAATTACTTTTGCACGTTTTCCTGGACGTTCAATTCTGTCTGATACGTTTACTGGTATTCTTGCTATAACATCTTCTGGTTCTGGGAATGCACGAAAACTATAAGAATATACTTCAGGACTTTGTGTATTATCCGCACTTGCTTTAAGTGTTAACTTAGGTATTAACCATCTATCAATTACGTTTACCATAGGTATTTCTTCGCCTGTACCTTGTATCTGTGCATTAGTTAATGTTGTAAAATTTGTTATATAAGGTGCTGAAAAACTATCTAATTCATTCGCAAACTCTGCTAATACTTCAGCGCCAGAAGGCATAGGGTTTGTATATAACCTACCACCTACCCATTGCTTTGCTTGTGAAGTATAAAAATCTGCTGCGGAAAATACTATATACCCATCATCAACATACGTTGTTAATTCTTTTACTAGACCAACTTGATCAACTATAAAAAATAATCTATCGTTTGCTGCTGCAATACCTTTAATTAAACCATGTGTTCCTTCGTAATATAAATCTCTTGCGTATCCAAATGTAGGTAAATAAATTGTATAAAGTTGTGCTTCAGGTGAACCTAAACCTACACCTTGTTCAATAACTCCAAAATATATTTGATCACGTGTGTTAAAGAATGCAGTTGGACTTTTATCTACACTTGTATTTTCATCTCCGAATTGTTTTATTAATTGTCTTTGATCTAATGTGTATAAAACTCCATCTGTTGCAACTGTTGCTCTATATACTCTACCTATTTTACCGCTAGCTGTTGAAGACTGTGCTGTACTAAAAAAAACAATACCGTTACTTTCAGTCATGTCAACTATTTCTTCACCTTCAATATATGTTTGACCAGCTAAGATAAGACCAGAAGTTTGATCATCTTTTATAGAATAAATATATCCGTCATCTGAAGCAGCAAGTATAACTGATCCACCATCAATAACTGTTTTCCAATATGAACCAGCAGGTAAATCTTTTATAAGTCCAGGACTAGCTGTGCCATCTAACTCATGTAAATGACCGTCTGTATCTATAGCGATAATATAATTTTTAATATAAAATAAACCTGTATAAACATGTGATGAATGTAATCCCATGTAATTAGACCAACCACCACCAATGTTATCAAGGTCTAATTTTCTTACAATACTGTCAGTACCATTATTTAAACTAGCGTGTAATACGTGACCAACTAAAATTAATCCAGTTACATCAAATGCTGGACCTGCTGCATAAGGATCTGTTGTAGTCCATGTATTACCATTGTCTGATGAATAATGTATATCGTGTCCTTGTGCTACATATAAAACATCTTCATGTGATATGATATGTTGTTCCACTTCACTACTTGCTCTAGCTGATATTAATTCTGTACCGTGTAAAAGTTTAATACTGTATGCTTTTCCTTTATCATCTGCATTAGAAAATACATCTACACCTTTACTATCAAAAAACTTTCTATAATCATTTGGTCCCTGATTTCTTTGATGTGCTTGATCTAATCCTGCACCACCAGATAAATCTGACCTGCCATAAGATTGTCCAAATTCTGCTCTAAATTCTTCTGGTATTTGTGCTGTGTTAACTTGTTGTGCAGATAATGGTGCTGTTGTTATTGACAATTCTCTACCTGGTGCAACTGCAAGTCTAAGTAATACATCAGTAACACCGTCAGATATATTTGCTTGATAACCAAAAGCTAATGGTGTAGATACATTGGAAGTATTAGGTAATGGCATTAGGTAAAACTAATTCCGTACAACTCAACGCCTTGTGGAAAGCGTGATCTTTGTTCTCTCCTTGCTCTATCTAAAAGAACACCATAGTATCTAAGTAAAGCATTTCTAAGTCTTTCACCAGAACCAACTGGTATTCCTCTTTGTTCTAAATTCTCTGTAATATAATTTTGTGTTGTACTGTCAACATCTAATTCAGATAGTAACTGTGCTACTGCACCAACCATTACTATTTGCTCATGGAAATCTTCTAATCCACATACAGAGTTTAAATCATTAGCTTCAGCAGTTGGTCTTGTAAATTTAGAAGCATATACTACATAAACACTTTTACCACTAGCTGGTGTAGATGGAAATTGTACTGCTGCTTCTGTTGATGAAGGTGTAAAATCTGTAAGTAAAGTAAGTGGTATATCTTCATATACAGCAGTTGATGTTGAACTATTGTTTATCTTTGCTTGAAGTATTCTTGTCGTTCCTGCTGGCATTTCTACATAATTAGTTGAAGCAGTTGTAAGAGTTGTTTTCTTTACTGCGTATAGTGCAGGATACAAACCAATAACTTGATCTCCTATTGCGTTAGCTACATTAAGTCTTGGATATTTTGGTTTTAAAATTATATCTGTATCATTGGCATGTTCTGCTGCTGTAGAACCTAATCTTCCTCTTTCAATAGTCATTTCTTTAGAGACAGTATTAATATCTTCAACCATAATAAGTTCTTGATCTATTTCTAATACCGAACCAGCACCAATTAATTCTTCTTCTTCTGGCGTAAATAAACCTGTTTTATATTGAAGTGTTGTACCTGTATCAGTTAAACCTGTAGTAATACCATCATCTAATAAATCTGTATTAGCTACTTGTGATAATGGTTCTTGTTCTTCTACTGGACGTAAATATTCTCTGTATGTTCTATCTATAAGTTGACCGAATGTTGACATTATATACCAAAACTCCCTATTCCCATTTGCATAACGCCCATACCAACAAATGATAAATCAGGTAATAAATCTATATCTTCATCTAAAGGTAAACCACCTATAGTGTCTATAAGTAATGATCCACCTTCTTTTAAGGTAAGCACAATACCCATGCTACCTCCTAACTAGATGTTCTAAATAATAAAGTTATATCTCTATCAGCAACTTCAGCACTAGATGAAACTACTTTAAGCCAACCTTGTCCAGCAAATGCCCAACCACTTGGATCAACTCTTACTACATCTCCGTCTGTTGCTGTATAAGAAGTTGCTGAACCGTCTGTTTCAACTACGTCAACAAATGTTACGTTGTCTTTAGACCATTGAAAAGTAATGTTAGCACCTGTCATTGTTGGCAATACAATACCGCTAAGAAGCATGTTATCTACTTCTGCTGATGTACTTGCTGTACCACCTGATGAGATAGTTACTATTTCGCTTTTTGTTCTACCGTAAACCATGATGTTCCTATCTTAGCATATCAAAAGGACCGCTTATACAAATAAACGGTCCTGATGACTAAATTAATTAACCGATTACGTTATCGATTTGGCAATGGAATTGCTGTGGACCGAAGTCAAAAGCCATTTCCATATAAACTGCCTTAGCAATTCTTGCGTAATCTTGCTGATCAATGTCTCTTACAAACATTGTACCGTATCCTGGAATGTTCAAGAATACTGGTTTAACGAATGATAAGTCAACAATGAATGCTTGCTTTCCTGCTGTGCTACCTGTTGGTAGATAGTCAGATAAAGCTAATCCGATTTGACCAAAAGGAGTTACGATTGTATCAATGTTGACACCACCGACACTTCTGTCTCTTGGTAAAATACCATAATTAACTGATCCAACTGTTGCATTAACAAGCTCTTTGTTGAGATCCAATAACATTGTTGGTGACACGAAAAGTACTGGTTGTCTCATTGGCGCACCAGCGTCATATAACGCTTTCATTGCGTCTGCAATAATTTCCCAGTTAAGTTTTTGTGCTGCACCAGCACTAACGTGATCAACTGATGTTCCACCAGCTAGATCTTGATGTTCTTTAAGACCTCTCATCTGACGGTTACCTACAACACCATCATTGTAAGAAGCGTTAAATGCTGCCCATTCAACTTTCTTTGCTACTGTTTCAAGTAACAATTCCATTTGATAAGCAAGCTCATCTGTTATTGCGTTATTGCCTTCCAGCGCTAATGCTGGATCTGAATTTTTATAGTTGCCACTTAAATTAAACGGCACGATTTCTCCACTAGCTGCTTGTGCTGTGAAGGAGATTTGTACTGCTTCGTGGAAGATTTGAAGCACACCTTGTTGTGCTGCTCTGCTTCTTCCAGAGTAGTTTGGTTGACCGCCTTCGTCATCTGGTGATACAGATGAAACGGTAGCATTGTCTTGTTTTTGGAATTGGAAAAAAGTTGTGTTAGTTACAATTCCACCATTTAAACCTCCAGCAGCAGCAAGTAACGGAGTTCTATGCGGAGTAATTTTGAACAACTCGCCAGTAAAGTTATTAACGTCACTAGCTACTATTGGGTTAGCACCTGCTATTGCTGCCATTTTTAGTTATTCCTCTCCGAGATTTCTCTCTGTTAGTTTTTTTGCTGTTGTTGTAAAGCTACTTTTGCTTTAATTCTATCTTGTACAGAACCTTCCTGCATTATTCTGTTATACACGTCCTGTGTACTAGCAGGTTGTGAAGCTACTGATTGGTTCATGATGTTAGTTAACTTTTCATCACTAGCTGCAATTTTTTGTGCAGCTAAATCATTATTAGCTTGAACTGTTGTGTCTATGTTGTAGTTTTCTTTTAACCATGTACCTAGTTCTGAACTATCTGGTTTTCCATCATAAAGATCAAAAGCCATTTTGCCAGTTCCAGATGAAGGATCAAGTCCTACTTCCTTAAACAGAGATGTCTTTACGACACTCTTTAGTTCTTTATTTTCTTTCTCAACAGCGTTAAGTTTGTCTCTAAGACTTTTAATTCCTTCGCTGTCGTTAAATTGTTCTGTCATTTATTTCTCCTATATCTCCCACATATCACAATACGCCATTAAGGTGGGGTACATAATGGGTGTGGTTACAGTATTAAAACTTATATGCTGAATTGGCGCTGCAACTTACGCATACAACACCTCTGCGAATTTATTACGTAGGTAGAACGCAGGATCGCTACCTAGAATTTGGTGATCTATTATTTACATGGCGGATACTTCCTACGCCAGATGTAATTATTATAGCACAGATTTTATGAGTTGCTTAACTTTTTCTATAAATACGTAAAATTTATAATACTTCATTTTACGTTCACGTTTTTTAAGTTGACGTTCTAAATAAGGTTTTCTCTTGTGATCGAATTTATCAAAAGGCATTATGCTTCTACAAGTCCTGTTACACCAGCTTGTGTTACTGCTGCACCACCTTCACGTGTGAATGCTGTAGCTTGCTCTGCTTCAAGTCTTTGTCTTAATCTTTGTGATACACCTTCACCAAATACTTCACTCTCAATAAACTCTGATAATCCAAATATATCTTCTCTACCAGTAAACCTACTTGATATACGTTGCAATCTTCCTAATTGTGTTTCAGCTCTTGCAGCTAATTGTTGTGCGCCTGTACCTGTAACACCAGCACTTAATAATCTTTGTGCTTGTTCTTTAGATATAGCAAAGTCTTGTTCTTTGAATGCACCACCTATTTGAGATATTTCTACACGTTGTGAAATAATATCTGCTGATACATTCTCGTCAATAAAGCTAGCAAAGATAGCTTCATCTGTTATATCTTCTGTAGTAGGAAATACACCTGGATAGTTTTCTACGTAATATGTTTTAACTGCGTCAAACTGTGGGAATAAAGTATTGTAAGCTACGTTTAATCTTCTACCAAATTTATCAGGATCAACATCATTTTTAAATAGCTGTGTTATCTTATCTTTAAAATATTCTGGATTAAGATTATATTGTTCAAGTTGTCCATAGAAATCTTCTTTCATCTTTACATATTGAAGTTCTGGTTGCGCACCTTCAAATCGTAATGTCTTTCCATCTTCTCTAAATATTCCAGGAAACTCTGTTTTATACAATTCTGTTTTTCTTAAACTATCTAATGCTTCTACTGCGTCACCACCATTAGTATCATAGACAGCTAAGAATGTTTCAAGTAATTCACCTCTTAACCATGGATAACTTTCTTCTGCAAATGTTCTACTATTAAATCTTTCAACTGGTTCACCAGCTTCTACTGTAGTACTTGGAAATGATGGAGGTTGTGGTGCGCCAGCAGGTGCTGGTGGTTCCTCACCGCCAGGTTGATTGTTAGCTAACCATTCATTATTTAATCTAGTAGCGTCTGCTTGTGCTGCTGCTTGACTAGAGTAAGTTCCATCTTCTGCTTCTACAACTGAATAGTTTGGTGGGTTACCAACAATCTTATATTTAGTTTTAACAACTTCTACGCCACCAGTTACTTTACCACCTTCAATTTTTTTACCGTCTGGTTCTTCAATTATTACTGGCGGTACTACTTCTTCTGCTGGTCTATCATCTACATACAATGGTGTAGTAGGTCCAGCAGCTACAGCAGAAGGACCTGATGATTTTTGTACTTTTTCTTCTGTAGGCATATCTTCTGGAAGAAATGTAGGACCGTATAACTGTTGTGCCAATCTATCAAAGATACTTATTCTACCTGCCATTATTGATACCTACCTCCGCCTGTTGCTCTTTGACCTGCTTGACCAAATGCTTTAGTTAAATCTGCTTTTACTCTATCTCTATAAGTCTGTGTTCCTAGTCTAGCTGCTTCTTCAAATGCTATATCTTCTCTCTCTTTAACATCATTAGTAGCCATAAACTTCTTCCATGTAGCACTGGTTTCATTTGCTTTTTGTCCAGTGATTGCTTCCCATTCATACCTATACTCTGGTGCAGCGTCTTCGTATCTCTTAACATTAGTTCCTGCATACTGTGTATATTTAGTTTGGAATTGTTCTGCTAGTCCTGGTAAAAATACTTCGTTATACCATTGTGGGTTAGCTTGACGTTCATTAGCAATATCTTCTAAATTATAATATTGTGAAGCACCAGGTCCCATAGCTGCGTCTATTGTATCTTTAATTTGTTTTGTACTTTCAATAACATCTAATGTTTGACCAGCTAAAGCACCTTGTATTTCTGTATCTAATTCATATCTAAGTCTTGGATTAGCTAACTTTAAAATTACATTACTTACATCAGCGTCTGTATATTCTCCTGTACCATACTTTTGAACTAACTTATCTATGACAGCAGTAGGATAACTTTGTACACCTGCTGCAATCATTTGTGTCATAATACTATCTCTAATAGTTCTTTGATTTTTTTCCCAAGTTTTAGGATCAGTTGCTTGATCTTTTATTTGTTGACGTTCTGTAGCGTTATGTGTTTTCCACCATGTTGTCTTTTGAAAATCACTCTCTCTTGCAGTTCTACCTTCAAGTGCTGCTTCTAATACTACAGCTAAATAATCATATCTTCCTTTTGCGTCAGTAGATAATATCCATGGTTTTGTTTCAGCTTCTCTATTTAATGCTTCTATTAAATACTCATAACTATCTGCACCAGTTTCAGCGTCTATACCTAGCTGTTCATATACAGTTCTTAATTGACCATACGTTCCAAAATAAAAACTATTAGCATAATCTGTTTCAGATATACCACTTAATGTTCCTGATGACAAAGTATATTGATTATTTTCAACCTTGATAACTGCGTCTGGTTTAACAACTCCTGTTGTATCTGATATAGATTTTAAATCATCTACTTTATATCTATAAGTAAAACCTTCTGATACTAAATCTTTTGCTAATGAATATACAAGATAGTAAGAACTTTTACCATTAGCGTCAACTTCTTCTACTATTTGCGTATCTTTTGGTAAGTAATTTACTAACGCCATTATCTTCTAAACATCTTTCCTAATTCTTTTAAGTTATCTACAGGTGCAGCTTCTTTAGGAATTTGTCCTTCTCTAAGAGCTTCTTCATAGATTGCAGCTAAATTGTTAGCTGCTTCTTCTATTGTAGCACCCAGTCTAGGCATATTAAGGAATTGTTTAAGGTCATCAAATTCTTCTCTATGTCTTTGTGTTCTATTTTGTATTTCTTTTTGTAGATAATTTAAACTCATTTCTTTAGAAATATCCATGTAATAGTTGTATGTATTAGCAAAATCTTTGCTTTTGTTTTTATTGTTATAAGCATTCCAACCTTTAGCACCATCATTACCTAATGCTTCAGATCTTTCAAAGTCATTCCATATTGTTGCAGCAATAGCTAGATGTTCATTGATGTTGCTAGGATCTTTAAGGAAACTATATACTTTCGTTTTTACATCTTCATCTTCAAATATTCTTTTAGCATATTCATTCATGTCACCTTCATTACCAGTTTTTGCTAATATGTTTAAATCTTTTTTATATTGTGGATCCATAGCCATAAGAATATAAGGTAATGCTGGACCAGTATCTATTTGAAATACTCCATAACTATCGTTGTAATCATCTTGTAAAGTAGCGTGTATATTGTATGGTTGCTTATCTGCTTCTAATATATTTCCATCTTTATCTCTGCTTGATAAACTTTCAACTGCAAGTATTCCCATTAATTCATCTGTTCTATTTCTATTTTTGCTATAAAATGGTCTATCTTTTCTGCCCATTAAATCTTCTTCATATACTCCATTAAGCCAATTATTAATATAAAAATATAGATCATCTTTGTTCATAGTCTCTATATTGTTATCATCAACATTAATACGTGGTTTCATATCTGAACCATCACCACCACCTTCAATGGATTTAGTGTTGTCGTAGTTAATTACTTTTAAATTTTTTGCATTAAACATATTATTCTTTCTTTTGTCCTGAACCACCACCTGCGCCTGCGTATCTATCTCCTGTACGTATTCGTTCATCAACACGGAAATCTCTTGCGAGATAGTTGTTGGGAATGCTACTAGCCCAACTATAATCATAGTCATCAGGTAATTCGTTACCAAATTTATCTACTTCTCTTGGATTTTGTTCTTCATAATTTTTTGTATATAAATCTATGTTGGTTTTTGTATATGGAATATTGTTTTCTTTCATGATCATTTCTACAATCATGTCTCTTTTTACATTGTAAACCCAGTCATTTAAACCTGCCTTATCTGTTACAGTTTTAAGTGCTTCTATTGCTTTTGGTTTTATAAAGTTTAGTATACTTTTAATACCGAATACATTATTATCGTAAACATATTCTTTAAATTTATCCTTGCCAAATTCTATACCTTGTGTTACAGGATATGCAATATTAATTCCTGCTAAGTTTTTAGCTTCAGGATTATTTTTATTACCATATAACATTTCAATAACGCTATCTGATGTTTCATCTTCATACCTTGATATAGTATCTGCTAATGCACCACCAATAGTTTCGTATTGTGAACCTGGACCAGACATTCGACTAGCTAATATATCTATAGCTGCTGGTCCGAGAACCCATTTGTCAAACTTATCTGCTGCTTTACCACCATACTTTAATGTATTTTTAACTGCTGGTTTTCCATATTGATTAAGAATACCTAATGTATTTACTGCCCCAGTATAAAATTTTGCTTTAACATTCTCTGGTGCTTGTGCTAATAATACTGCTAAGTTGTTAGCACTAGCTGCAACTGCTTCTTTTGGAACTTGACCTAATTGATGAGCTATATGCAAATTTTGTAATTCAAGTTGATTAACCATAATCTTTACAGATAAATTTTCTGTACTTGCGTTTTCCATTTTACCTATCATGTCATTCCAAAAGATACCTTTTTCTTTATTGATTTTATCAAAATTAATTAATTGTTCTTCTGATACATTTATATCTACAAGATTATCTGGATTTATATATTTAGACATCAACTGTAAGTCAGCGTCTGTTAAGTCATCTACATTTTTTCTACCTAATTCATAAAATATTTCTGCGTCATCTTCTGTTAAAAAAGCCCAGTTCTTTATTTCTACATCTAATGTTTTAGGTTGGTTTGTTTGTAATTTATTTGAAGGATCTATAATTCCTATTACCCAATGTGGCATTGTATCTACACGACCACCACCTGTAGATAGTACTATTTCATAGCCGTTGTTACCTGCCATAGTGTATATTTTTTGATCTACTTTTAATTTATCCCAACCAGCAGTTGTATTAGTTAAGTCATAACTTTGTACCGTCTCAATAAATGCGTTTGCATTTTCTGGTGTTACTATTGAAGGTAAATTGTTTGCTTTATAAAAATTGTTAAATTTTTCTATTCTTGTTTTATTTTTAAAATTATTATCCCATTCAGTTACATCTTCAGGACGTAATAAATTTTTTAAATCTTTTTCTATTTTATATATACTGCTACCTACTTTTCGTATATTTTTTGATTGCAAACTGTTTGTAAAATATACATCAATATTATTTTTTAATGTTTCGTTTATTTGATCAGCTATAGGTGTCCAGTCTCCATCTAAAAATTCTAAACCTAAATATTTTGCAGCAGTGACATAATCTTTGTCGTCTATAGCTAAAGACGCTTTTATGTAATCTGACACTATTTGTAAATCAGCAGATAACGTAATATTAAAATATTGATGATTATTATCTAATATATCTGCAACGTATCTATAAGATTGTTGATCTTCAAAACCTATAACAGGTGCGTTTTTATTAATTTGTTGTATTAAGTAATTCCAGTTCTCATCACTTTGTTGTAGATCTGATAATAAATTAGGCAATATTCCACCAGTTCCTAAAATAAAACCAAAGTTAGGTATAAAATCTGGATCAAATTTCCTTTTGTTATTAAAATAACTTTCTAAATTTGCTTTGTTTACTGCACCAGGTACAACTCTTGTTTTTTGTAAAGCAACATAAGGTATCAATTCATCTCTAAGTTTTGGTTCTAAAGCATTGTAATCTCTAAACTCTCCATACGGCATTCCTTTTATAAACCTGGTTCCATTTTGTAAATCTTTTACAAACCAATTTTCATCAAACTCATCTAACACTTGTCTCCAAAAATTTTGTAATTTAATATCGCCTTGACCTGGTAAGGTAGATTGATTTACCTTTAGTACATTTTCTTCATTAACAGATCCTTGTATGTTTGCTATATTTGCTGTTGATAAACTTTTGTATTGATCTATATTTGCAACACTTCTTAAATCAGATATTGATCCATCACTATTTCTTATAACGTCTATAAGTATTCCATTTTCTTTTGCAATGTTTACTACATCTTCTAATATTTCTGGATTAGTGTCTCTAAATTCTCTAAAAAAACGGTGTAAATCTTCTTCTATTAAATAGTTTATAGTATCTGGTGTCATACTATCGTTGCTATGTTTTGCGTATCCTGCACCAATAAAAGGATTAGTAGTTGTATATAGCACTGGTCCTATAAGTCCAGTTCTACCTATTGTTGGATCTACAAATTTTAAAGTCTCATCAAAAAATATTGGTCTATCAGCTTTAAGTTCTTGTGCAATACTTTGAATACTTGTTTCATCTTTGTATTTGTTTTCTACAGTTTTAATAAAATTTAAAACGTTTTCATTTGGTCCAGGTGTACCATGATTTGTTTGAAAATATAACACTCCATCTTTTACATAAGTAGATTTTTGATCAAGACTACGATCTGTAATGCCACCGTATTTACTCCAAAACTCTACTGGTTCCATAGTCATAAATTCATTTCCAAACACATCATCTAAAAAATTAAGTTGTTTATCTGTTTCTAAATATTTCATTACTGTTTTCTGTGTGTCAACTTCTAAAACATCAAATATATTTCTTTGATTAGAGTAAGTTAATTCTAATCCTCTTAGTCCTGATTTAATTTGTGAAGTTACAGGTCGTTGTAAACTATCTTGACTATCTTTAATTAGATCTTTTAAATAGTCAACAAATTTTTCTGTATCCATATTTTCTTTATAAATTGTTCTTAATTCATCAAGTATTACATCATCTTCAAATCCTAACCTATGCAAGTAAACCATTCTTTCTTCTACGTTTTGTAACATTTTTTCTTGCATTTGTCTTGCAACGTTATCTATACCTTGTTCCGATAAATTAACTTCAAGACCTTTGTACTCTAATCCAACTAACTTTTCATTACCATTAATTAAATCTTCCATAGTAAATATAGTTGGATCGTCTGGATTTAATCTGCTATAAGCGTCATTAATCTGTTCTAATAATTCTTCACCATTGTAATCAGCAACACTTGTATTAAAATTTATTTGATAATTAGATGTTACTCTGTTTAGAAAATTATTTGGTTGCATGAACCTTTGTATTTGTGCTGGATCTCCGTATCCTAAACGCATATTTTTAATTACGCTTTCAGCACTTCCTTGTATATTAGATCTATCTAATGGTATTTCTTCCATGCCTTTTGTAACACGTATCTTATTAGCAGCTTCTATAAGTTTTGTAATATTTGATTTATTGTTTTTATTAATAACTTTAAGTTTATCCATTACATCTCTGTAGTTACCTAAAGTGTTTTCTGGTTTAGTCATGCCATAAATATATTTAACATTATCATCAAATACTTTGTCTATACCAACATCTTTAATTAATTGTCTATTTTCTAATACTTGTGTTATCCATTCATTATGACCAAATGCTAATTTGGTATCACCGTCTAAAATACTTTTAACTGTTTTCCATTCTGCATTTAAAGCGTCATCACCAGCTTTAGGTTGCCAATCATTATCATGAACAAAAACAAATGAACCACCAACAACTACACCTTTAGTAGCTCTAGCGTCCCAATCAAATCTATTGTATTTAGGAGTAAGTGGTTTATTAGTTGTAAGAACTTCTTTAGTATCTAAACCAACTTCTTCGTATAATTCTTTTAATGCTGTAAATTCTGTAGTTAATGCTACTTTATCTACATTAATTCCTGCTGTAACATCTCCTTTTAAATTACCAAAAATATAATCGTTAGATTTAGTCATATCATTTGTTCCATTATTCCAACGTAATTCAGCTTCTGCAAATAGTTGCATAGTTTTATCATCTTGTATTCCACCAGGTAATGCCCAGTCACCTCTATGTGGACCACGCTTTCTTTTGATTACTAATACTTCTAATTCATTGTTATCATTAATACGCATAACTACACCATCTGCTGTAGTTTTTTGTTTACCCCAATTATTTTTTACATAGTCATTAGTTATCTCTGCTACGTCATCATCTGTAAATGGTAAATTATCTACTACATTTGTAGGTGTGTCTGTAGAAGATATGTCATCTGGAACTATATCTGCTGCTGCCCCTTCTGGTGTATCTGGTGGTGTAAAATCTTTTAATTTTTCTAGTGCTTTATATCCTGCTTCATAAGCTCTTTTAGCTAATGCTTTTTCTGATGGATCTAAGGGATCTAGATAGTATTGTTCTGCAAAACCTGCTAAATCACCTATAAAATAATCAAGTAATTCTTTTTCTTCTTTTGTACTTATTGTAAATTTTATTTGAATACCTTTTCCTTTTTTTACTACTTTTGTTTTTAAATTTTCAGCAAGTTTTACCATATCAATTTCTGGATAATCTTCATTTAGGCTATACGCAATTTCCATTAATTTTGATTGTGGATCAGCAGAAATATCATACAAGGAACCAGGTATAGCTATTTCAAATGTTACTATGTCGTCAGGATCCATTATCCTCCGATCATATTTTCAAATGTATTTAAAGAACTAAATAAAGAACTTAAATCGTTTCTCTCTTTTTCTTCTTGTGCGAGACTTGTAAGCTCTGGTTCAAATTGTGCTTGTACTCTTTCTTGTAGTAACTGTGCTGCTGTTGCAGGTGCTTGTATTCTTGTAGGTGCTTCTGGAAACATTCTTTTTGCCATGTCAACATTACGTGAATATTCTGCGTCTGCTTGTTCTTGGTCTAAGTCTGATTGAATATAATATTCAGACAATGCCATCATCTCTGCTTCAGATAATTTACGTTTAATACCTGCTGATTTTAATGCTGCGTCTATTTGTGACTTAACAAATTGTGGACTAGGTTCAACATAATAACTTTGTTGCAATGGTGGTTTATTTCTATAACGTTCTTTCTCATCTCCTAAATAAGTTCCAATATCTTTAAACTCTAAGTTTGCGTCTGACATTGCATTAAACATTGCTGTTTGTGTATTATCTCCCCAGTCACCTGCTTCTAAGAAAAATGCGTCTGGTGATAAATAACCTGCTTGTAATAAATCTGTTTGTATTGATTTCTTTTCTTGTGGTGATAATGAAATCCAAGGTATCTTTTGTGTGCCGTTAAATGTTGGACCAACTCCAGAGATGTGATCCATACCACCATAAAAGAATGACGGATCTATTTCTCCAGCAGATATTCCTCTTGGTTGTAAGTTTTGCATATCACTTGGTAACACGCCATCTTCACTTAAATACTCTGCTAAATCTGGTCTTTGAAATATTGTGTAGTCAGGAGTAATACCACCAAATGCAGTAAGTTCTCCTAAAGGTCCTGTCTGTTCAAATAAATTTAATCTTTCATTAATAGCTTGATTATCTACAGTTTCATCTCCAGATAAATCTATGTAATCTACAAATGGATTATCTGCAATTTTTTCGTTTAATGCTTCCATTTCATTTTGCGAATACGTAACCTTTTCTACGTTTGTTCCTTCAGGTGTTTGTGTAAATATAGCTATTCTTGAAAACTCTGATTGTTCATTAGCAATAAGCAAGTTTCCGTTTTCTGGATTAACATTTTCAACGTAATCAAAATAATCACCAGTAAATTCATACATGTCTTTACCTTCTTCTTTAGACATGATTGGTCTATACAATACAGTTGGTTGTCCTAATCCTGGAAATTTTCTGTATCTATTTAAAAAACTTTTTCCTTCATAAAAACTAGCTTGTAACGGACCACCGTTTTCTTTTATCCATTTATCTAAGTCTGTACTTGCATGAAGTGTTGCACCTTTACCACCTGGTGGTCTAACTAATACTGCAAGTAAATCTGTTTCATTTGTAAAGTCATCTACTTTATCTTGTAAATATTCATAGTATGCTTTTGATTGTCCTGGATCAGATGGAGTTAATAAACCTGCTGCAATATCTAAACCTTTTAAAACAGATTTTCTAGTTCCTTCAGGTAAAGTATTTATAACATCTGAAAATGTAACTTGTGCGCCATACATATTCAATGGCAATCTCTCTGGTATAGTAGCACTTGCAGCATTCATTGCATTAATAACTACTTGTCTTGTTGTACCTTTTTGACCACCAAAAGTAATTTGATTATTAGTAAATAAATATTTATTATCGTATAAACTTATTTCATTCATTACCTTAGCAACAAATACATCATCACTAACATCTTCTTTAATTAATGCGTTTAATGCTTTAGATAAATCTGATTGTGCGTCTAATCCTCTTTGTGCAATAATGCTGTCTATAAAACTTTGCTTAAATTCTTCTTCCATTAAATCCCTGCGTCTTTCGGTAGATAAATTCCGTATTCCATAAGTGTATCATAATCATACTCCAAATCTTCAAGAAAATCAGTACGTTCTTGAAATAATGGTAACAATAACCTTTCAGCAATCAAAAAGAAATCAGAGTTCTTAGCTGCTAATTTACCTACATATTGTCTTAGTTTTTGTCTTTGTCCAAAGAATGAACGTGATGTTCTCCAACCGTCTGCACTCAATCCTTGTTGTAATGCAACCTTTTCTAAATTGTTAATGTAATTTAAAACATTTTTAACATCTTTACCTACTGGTGTATTAGCTGCTTTAGGATCAGAAGCCCATTGTTTTATTTCTCTGTACTGTTGATCTAATGTAGCTGTTTGTGGTATTCCAGGTATAGTACTATCAAATCCAGGAAACTTAGATCTAGCTATATCTCTACGTATTGATAGCTCTCTAGTTCTAATTAAGTTTTGATAAGGATCAGTTATGTCAAATTGTTGTAATGTTTGTACTCTAGCATTTTCCATATAGAAATCACCTAATGCTTGATTTCTTTTAGCTAACCATTCTTCTGGAGTTAATGGTTCTCTTTGTTCATTAGCAATTTGATTAGTATATGCTTCATAATTAAATGGACCACCACCACCGTTAGGTACTAAATAAAATGCTGTGTTAGGAAACTTCTCAAACAATTCTGGATTTTCTTTTTGAAACTTTACACCAAGTTCATCTACTGGTCTAGGTTCTACTACTACAGATTTAGGTGTAGCAATATCTAATGGATTAAAACCAAACTCATCAATAAAATATTTAGTAGCAGAATAGTTATCACCAGGTGCATACATAAACTGTCCTGTACTTTGATCTATAGGTGGTGTTTCAATTAACTCTCTGTATCTATCTGCAAGTATCTGTAATGAATAAACATGACCACCATTCTTTTCATTACCAATATCAAATCTTGGATTAAGTCCTGTAGGACCAACAAACTGTGAAGCTGCTTTAATAAATGTTAAACTCTTTGCAATACTTCTTGCTTCTTTAAGTAATGCTTCTTGTTGTTGTGGTGTATCATCTAATCCACCATTAGCTTTTAATACTCTATAAACATCAATAGTTGTGTTAGCTGCTATACGTGATAACTCATTAGCAGGTGCGTCTTCATTAATCATAAACGCAGCTTGGTACAAGTTACGTAACCAAGCAGGCGCACCAGCAGCACGGATCAAATCTCCAGGTTCGCTTACATCTGGTAAACCATAAGGAAATAAAACTTTTTGTACTTCATCAAACTGTGGTCTTCCTTCTATAGCAAATGAAGCAGGTATAGCAACTACTGGACCAATACCTGGTATAACGTCCATAGCTAAGTTAAGTGATGAAGCATAACCAGGAAGTCTAACTCCTACTTGTCTGTCTTGACCAAACAATGCGTCTGATACAAGTTCATCAACCATAGGATAATAAAATACTTCTTCACCAGTAACTTCATCTTGTCCTAAAAATCCTTCGCCTTGTACTGGAGAGAATGGATTTTCATCACGTAATGCTTGTACTGTTACTTGACCACGTCTTAATACTTCTGGATTTTCTTTTAACAATCTTGCCCAGGTAGTCATAATTTCTGTATATGCTTCACCGAATGGAAATAATGCTCTAAGGTTATAAGTTATTTTTTTACGCTTTGATAAGTCATACAATAACTCTTGTGTCTCTGTTAATGCAATAGACTTAGCTATTTTATCAATTAACTCTGCGTCTCCAAACTTATCATTAAATCCTGCAAGTTCGTATGCTTTATCTAATGTATCTTGGAATGTATCTTTAGCGTCATCTAATTTAGATTGTATTTGATATATTTCTTCTTCTATATCAACAATTCTTGATTTAACATTATCTGGTAAGTCTTCTATGTCATAACTAAAACCGTATGTACCCATAATATCTTCTTCTAGTTTTGCTAATTTTTCTTGTGCTTCTACTTTGTCTGCTTCAAGTTTTCCTCTACGTGCAGCATAAGTATTTTGTAATTCTTCTATCTTGTCATCTAAATCTTCATGTAATATACCTGCTGCTTGATCGCTATCGTTTAATTCTTTTATTCTTCTCTTAAACATATCTTCATTGATTTCAGTTTCCATTTTTCTTAATTTTCTAGGATTTAAACCAATGTCTTCTTTAATACTTGCAAGTAAGTTTTGTGCTGGAAGATTAGCATTTAATGCACCAGCTACTTCTAATGATTTATCTCCAGATTTATATTTACCACCGTTTAACATAACTTTTCTCATTGATGGTGACATGTAAGGAAGTAAATCATATATTGCTCTCCAGTATGCTTGTCTAAATACTGGTGAACGTGAAGCATTATCTGTTCTCTGTCCCATCAAAGCGTCAAATGCACGTTCAATATAGTAATCCATTTTTCCAGTATTTTCTATATAATCTGGTGAACCTGCTGCTACAAACTCTGGTAACTTATCTAAAAACTTTCCATTCTCATCAAACAATATTTCATTGACTTCATCATATAAACTTTTGTTTGTGTATTCTCTTTTAACACCATTAGTAATACTTTCCAAATACATATCAAGTGTGTCATCACCAAACTTAGGATCTAAGTATTTTAATTTACCTGTAGTAAGAAGATTGAATAGATTGTTATCAATAGGTGTGTCATCAAACAAATAAGGTGTCTTTGTAAAATCTATTTCATCAATAACAGTTTTAGTAGCTAAATCATTTAGTATATCTACATCATCAGTAAATCTACCACCAGCAAATTGTTTAAGTCTTGCATAATAACTTTGTGCATATACATAACGACCACCAGGTGTTGACATCATTCTCTTATACGTAGAACCACCTTTATTAAACATTTCAATTATTTCTTTTGCTCTGTCACTTTCACCAGCAACAAATTCTTCTAATCGCATTTGTCTTCTTTTATCTGAATTAGCACCTCTAAACAAAAATTGAAATAAACTATCATTGTTCATAAAACCAATGTCGTTAATTAATCCTGTGGTATATAATTTCCATTTTTTTGTACCACCACGTTCTTTATCTACTAATGCTTCTGTTTTATTAGTAGTGTCATAGTATTGTGGATTTTGTTTGTTAGCACGCATTTTAGCTCTAGTTCTTTGACTTCTTCTACCACCACCATATAGATAATCATTATTGTGTACGCCATTTCTACGTGAACTTGCTTTAGCCCATTCATCTGCTTCCTTTAATGGATTACCAAGTATGTCATCAAATACAACATTCTTCTGTGTCCATCTTTTTATTTCAGAAGCGTCAGTTCCTTTTAACAATCCTAAAGATAAAATACTTAATGGTCTTGAAAAAATATTTTCATAGCCACGTGCATACATACGTACTTGTTCTTCTCCAACAACACGTAGTAACCATGCACCACGTAACAATACAAATGGTTTCCAGAAATCTCCGTAGTAACTATCTATAATTTTTGATACTGCACTTTGTTTCATATTTTTAGGCAAGTTATCAAAGATATTTCCAAATCCAGCTTTTTGTGCTTTAGCTCTAATAATTGACATAGAGTTCATAGCTTTAGATAATTGTGTAGGATCTGGTAACGGTATTGTTCTGTTAATAAATTGTGTAAGAGTATGTGGATCAGGTACTGAACCTACTTGACCATTAACAATAATATCCATTTTTGCTGCACCAGGATTAAGTGCTTCTTTACCTGTAACTGCATTAATAAAATATGCACGCATTTCTTCTGTAGAGTTTTCAAATAATTTTTTAAAGTCATCTGCGTCTTCTAATCTAACTCCATAATTTTCTACTAAATCATCAGCTACAACGCTAACCATATCTTTAGTTAGATTAAACATTTCAGTAGTATCGCCTTCTTTTAATCGTATAGCTCTGTTCATAATCTGTGATTTAGCTGTTGTGTCTATAGTTGTTTGATCCATAAACAATTTAATATTTCTAACAGCGTCACTAATTTGTGAACTATCTAAATATCTATAAGGTAATTCTTTTGCATACGTTCCAATTACTCTTGCTGCACGGTCAGGACTGTTCATTAATTTTTGTCTTAATACTTTTTTAGCACCAAAGATTGCACCATATCCAGCGTCAACACCACCAACTAATTTTTCAGTTGCTGAACCTAAAATACTTCCTAATGCACCAACAGTAGGTTTTATATCTCCTAACCCAACACCTCTAATACCTAACATTTCATTTAATAATTCTGCAACACCAACTATTTTTTCTTCAGGTGTTTTAGTAAAGTCTTGTGTAACGTCCATAAATGCTTTAATTGTATCTGGATCATATACATCAAATGTATCAATAAATTTATTAGGATCGTCAATAGTAGATAAATATTCTATTAATCTTCCACCACCTTTATCTCTACTAAGATAATCTGATACTCTTTCACCTTCTATAAACTTTAAGCCCCAACCTTTGTTATGTATTCCTAATGCTGCTTTTTGTACATCATTTAATTTTTCTGCTGGTAATGCTTGTAGCTTTTCAATAAGATAAGGACTAGCTTTTAATGTCTTAGAACCTTTAGTTAATGCTTTTACACCTAATGATAAGTAGTTAGCTGGATCTAAGAATAAAACTTTACCAGCGTCAATAACACCAGAGACCATATCAAATGTTCTAGTGTTAGGTTCTACAACTTGTAATGCTAAAGCTCTACCAAGTGATATAGGAACTGATGGACCACGATAACCATCTTTAGTTTTCGAAATAGTAAAGTTACCGCTTTCTTCTTGCATTCTTGCGTCTATCTCTGTGATAGGTGTACCTAAATAATCTTGTAAATATTTTTGTGCCTGGTTAGGATCAATGCCACCTTTAATCATTGTTTGATATTCATCATAAAATTTAGAGTTAGGATTTTGTGGATCAAACATATCTGATTGAGGAAGTATGCCGTCACCTAAATTAACTTTACGTCCAGCAGACATTTCATTAAATACTTGTTTAACTGTTGACTTACCAGATTGTTTATATGCTTCACTAAATGTTAATTGTTCTGCTTTGTCTCCAAAAGTAGAAGCAATAAATGAATTAATTGGTCTATCTACTAATGTTCTATATAAATCTTCAAACCCTAAAAATGTAAATCTAGTAGCAGCTTTTAGTGGATCAAGTACTTTATCTTTTATAGTTTTAGAATTGTATTCTGTAATAGTTCTTGATATATCTTTTAACAACTCACTCTCTGGTTTTACATTTAACATTGTCATTGCTGTAATAACATCTGGTGAGAAGTTAGGATATAATTTAGCTATTGTACTTGCTCTTGCAGCGTCTTCTACATTTACGTTTTTCTTTGCTTGTTCGTATTGTGAATAACGTTTAGCTATATCTTTGTATAAATTTTCTTCGGACTTTGGATTATCCCTAAAATAGACACCCACGTCACATTCCTTCTATATTTCTACTTCTTGCTCTCTGGGAAGCAAACTGTAATAAACCTAATAGTTCATTAGTTGGATTTGCTTCTGCCATTGCTCTGATTAATAATACGTCATCAGGTTCTAAAGTAATTTGTTCTTGTGGTCTTTGATAAGCGTTTAAATCTCCACCTTCAGGATCAGGTGCAAATATATCTGCTAACTCTGCTGGAACTCCACCTATTGGTCTAGGTGCAGCTTGTCCTGGTGCTGCTGCTACTGGTGTACGTTGTTGTTCACCTTCTATTATTCCGCCATCTCTAACTTGTTCTACAAGTTGTTGTTCTTCTCCATAAGTACCTGAAGCCATAGCTTGTACATCTTGTATAGATGGAACTGCACTATCTGTTCTTCTAGCTAATTTTCCTGGACCAGAAACTGCGGCAGGTCTTGCAGGTGCGGTACTTTTCTTTCCGCCCCTTCTGCCCATATCTCTACTACTACCATTCGCCATATTCTTCTCCTTCTGGTGGCGGACCAAACATTATGATTAATCCATTTGGAATATATTGAACAATCATACCTTGCGGAAATGCAGAGTATGTAGCTTCTTCATCTTCTTCAATATCTTCTATGTATTCTTGTGATCGTTGCCATACATCAAATAAAGAATTATTGCAGATGTCTGCAAATTTTCTATTGGTGTTTTCGTTTTCTATAAATCCCATTATCCCTGTGGTAATCCTTGTAATAGTAATGATCGAATGTCTGGTGCTGGACCTTGTGGTGCTGGTTGACCACCTCCCATCATTTGTTCTAACATAGCTGCTTCTGCTTCTGGAACTTCTGGTTCAGTAGCTGTATAAAACTTATCTAATACTTCTTGCATATTGCTTGGTGATTTATAAATTTGTACTAACGCCATAGTTGCTTTTGGATCGCCTTGACTTGCTTGTACCTTTAATGTTTCAAACAATGTACGTTCAGCTTCATCTTTTAATATTCTATCGTTAATCTTTTGTACATTTTCAAGACCGTCCATATTTTCTTGTAACGTTTCTTTATCTATAATTCCAGCTTGTAATAATTGAAGTCCAGAGACAATCTTAGTTGGTTCATCAAAACCTGCCATAACTCCATATACACGTCTTGTTCTGTACATTCCAGATATATCTCTTTCTGGATTATAAGTTTCAGCATAAGCTGTACCTTGAAAATATCCTGCTAATGGTTTTGTTTGCTTACCGTTAAGCACTTCGTCCATCTCTAAACGTTTCATATCCAATTCTTGTAATGCGTCTTTAAGTGCTAATTGATATTCTTTTACGTTGAGATCGACTGATGATAGTAATTCTTGCAGTCCTCTACCAGTAACGAAACTATTGGGAGATATTGCGTCATCTGATACTGGATAGCTAGAACCAACTCTTAACTGTCTTTCAATTCTATCTATTTGCTGAAACAACTGATACGGTACATTGTTAGGTGGTTTTGTAACTGATGAACCTGGAGTAAAATAGTTTACTGCAAATCTACCACGTTTATAATTTCCACTTTCTAATTCACCAATAATGTTGGTTTCAGTAAATACACTGTCTTCCATAGCAATGATTGACAATACGTTAATCTTTGCCATAGCTGCCATTAAACCTAATACATGGTCATATTGTCCTTGCAATCTATCAAAGCTAAATCTTTTAGCTATAACAAATCTTGGACCAGACTTTAATGGATTAGGAATAAAATCTAAAATTTGTTTTTGGTCTGGTAAGAAAATGTATGTACCTTCTTCATCATAAAACTCTACAAGTTCTGTTCCGTCTGCTAAATGGTTATCCCAACTTCTTTGATAAGCGTCAGTATATTTAAACTTAGAATATCCTGATGGGAATTGACCACTTGGATCAACAACAACTTGTGCTTGTGGATACATAGATTTTATTACCGCATTAGGAACTAATCTAACTAATGCCATTTCTTTTGGTTCTTGGTCTGCACCATAGTAACCTGGATAACAATCATAAGGATCACGCAATTCTGCATGCGGATACATAACTCCGTCTGGACCTTTTTTCTGTCTAATTACCCATACAGCAAAACCATAACCAGGTAACCACCTAGCTGCTTGTGGTAATTGCTTTTCCATTTTTGAATTTAGATCAAAGCTATTTACTATTCTCTCTAGTTTTTGTGCTTTACTTTTAGCACGTTCACTATCTCTATTGTCATAAGGATCAACTTTAATGTCAGGCATTCTTCCTAGCTTTTGTGCTAAGTGTTCTAATCCAGAATGTATAAGATTAGGTACTGGTAAGTCAGCGTCATAGTTTTTAGCGTTCTCACCAAGCAATGCAGCAATACCTGCTGAACCGCCATTTAAAATATTTCTTACTCTATCTCTATATTCGTAGTGACCACTATGTTCGGTCATTCCTTTTAAGTCGTCTACTTTTACTAAAAGCTCGTCTGGACTATAAACCATTACCAAGGCACCTCATTGTAATCTGTACTTTTAAAGTCTGCATAACTAGGAGTATAGTCGTTTTGAGTGTACGCCAACATCATTTTTACGTTGGTGCGTATACGCTTCATAGGAAACCAACTTGCCATTACTAAGTCAGTTTTTGTCTTAACGTTGCGACTATTGCTAGCACCTGCTTGACTAAAGTATAGCAGTTGTTGTCTAAATATACCTACTTTATTCTTAGTCTTTGCGTCTGACCAAGGTAAATTTATTTTCTCTGTTTCATACTGTCCAACCATGCTAGTAACACCAAATGTTGGATCCCATTTGTTTTTATAGGTTTGATGTCCTTCAATACGTACACCATGATTAGCTGCCCAATTTCTAATATCTTTATCTTGACCTATAGCTCTTTGAAATCCATTTTCTTCAATTACCCAATGACTTAACCAATACTTGTCATACCATTCTTGCATTAATTTTAATGCTTTACCGATACCACCACCTTGATCATTTTTTAAATCTACTAACCAGACTTGTTGTGTTTTTACATTATATGCCCAAAGCACTGCTGCTTGGTATCCAGTACTTGCTGGATCTAAACCTGCAATCAATGTAGTATGCGGTGGCACGTCACCTAGCTTACGTGATTTGTCTAAACATTTATCAACCATCTCTGCTGTAAATAATGACATGCCGTCTGGTATTGCTTTATTAAGATATACCATTTCAAAGATAGCTCTACCACCAGTAGTTTCAGCAGCATGTAATTGTTCTAATAACCACTTATGCGAACGTTTGTTCGACCACAACAAATGTGGCGTATGGTCTAATGTCTCATCTTCTAAAGGTATTTCTAAATCGTGCGCACGTTCTACAATGCTTTCCCATGCCTGGTTTTCTAAGAGATGATGGTAAAGATCGTCTGGGTGCTGTCTTGATCCAATGACGACCATTCCAGTATGTTCCTCTTTTCTTGACTGTAGTGTTGTCGTCCACCAGTTCCTGGTGCTTTCTCTAGCACTTGGTTGCACAGTACTTCCATGATCTTCAATGTCGTCTGCGATAATAAGGTCTGCGTCTCTGGAAAGGATCTTACCTCCTTTTCCAATTGCGACAAGAGTTGGCGACTTAATACCAGAGACTGTTCTAGTTGCAACAGTAAATTGACTGGACGACCAGCTTTTTCCACTGCGATTTGTAGGTCTAAATCCGTCCCAATCTCCATAATCTTGAATAAGTCCTTCGTTGTTTTCTAAATGGTCTAGTACCGAACCTACAGCATTCTTTGCAATATCTTCGTTACCACCAACCCACATTACACGAATGTTAGGATTTTTACATATCATATACACACAAAAGTGAGTTAGCAAATCCGTCTTACCATGTCGTGGCGGAGACAAGATCATCAACCTTTTTCCGTGCAGTATGCTTTCTATTATAGCTTCAATCCACTTTTTTTGAAACTCTGGTGTCTCATATTTTTTACCTTGCTCTGTTAAAAAATAATCATCTCTAAATTTTATAAAATCTTCTACAGATATGTTATACGTTACAAAGCTATCGTCATCTTTATCACGCTGCTTCTTTTCAAACTCTGCCTGCTTTGTGATGTCTTCAACATACGCTGCCATAGCTCTGGACACTGTTGCCTGACTGCAATTCAAAATGTCTGCAATCTCCTTCTTTGTTTTCTTACCTTCTAGAATGTCGTTAAAAAAATTTTTTTTCTTCATTACTGCGTAATAATCACCTCTACGCTTCTGTATCTGTGGATCAATCTCTTTAATGACCTGTATGTCACTGGTAGACTTCCTGGCTCTGTATGCTCTTTTCTTTACTCTGTTGCCACATTTCTCACTACAGTATTTCTTCCTACCTTCTGGTAAGGGGACAACACAGTCAGAAGCTGTGCAGATTGTGATTTTTTCTTTACTTGACATATCTATATGCTATAGTGTAGCATAGATTAATAAATCGGAACAAACATTATGGACTTCCTGCCTATAACAGGTCCATAAGATAAAGTCGTAATACATGTTGGCATAGCAGGTCCGCATAAGTCGTCCGCAAAGGGACATTCCTCACATGTTATTTATTACGGAGAGAGAACGCTTATATTGTTACTACACTTAATAAACTGGTTTGGGTTGGGAGTGACACAGGGATCGCTACGTCTACAATCCGACATTTAAAGATTACAATAATAAACACAACATATTGTATGTTTTTATTGTAAATACCACATATAGTACCTACTACATATAGTATACTGTCTACTGGGGGTGATGTAGATAGCAGTAAGATGTTTGTTCCAATATCACTACTTACTCAACCTGGGTGCAACTCCCAGCACCTCCACTGATCTGAAATTACCAAGTAAACATTGACGTATTCATATATATTTTCACGCCTGCTCGATTGACATTGGGGGGTTATTAATAATCGTGTGTAGGTTGTGGGGTTGTGTGCGTAGGGTTTGCTCGGTTCTGTCTTAGGTGTGCGTATGTCTGCTGGCTTACTCGCTCACCGTCCCAGCAAGCATATATATTTTTCTGAAATCGAACTAGATACCAGGACCAAAAGAAAACCAGGACCGAAGTCCTGGCTCTCTCCGTGCATATACGTTGGGGCTACGTATAAATTAATTGGCTTTTAACTTTTCCATATTCAAACTCTACTTTCATAAATGGTTGAGTTCTGGACACATCTCTATACGCAGTTATATCACCTTTAAACTGTTGCAGTCTTCCAGCTGGTTTATGAATATAATAATCTTTCAAATAGAAAAATAGCTCTTGGTCATTTTCAAAACTTACTGGTCCTTGTACTGCATAAAATCTGTTATCAATACCTTTTCCAATAGTTTGAATATTCAAATATGCTTCATTCATTTTATTATCTCCTAACTTCATAATTTAATTATACATTGTTGTGGAGTTTATTCAACTTATGTATTACTTGGTATATGTGTTGATTTGGTTCTTGCTCTACATGTAAATCTAAGTCACTATCAAGCATTAAATAGTTATTACTCTCTGTGCCGTATTCTTCAATGTAGTGTTCTCTCTCATCATCTTCTACATAATCCAGCAGTTTTATTGTTAAGTCATGGAGATCTAATTCATCTCGCTCGGTTTTCATAACTAATAATTCCACTAGCTCGTTTCTTCTGGTCACTTGCTCATAAATAAAGTATTGACATAATGCTATAACAAACATATAAGCAAATACTCCGTAAATAAATACTTCCATTATTTCTTTGTCTCCTTTTTCATTTTCTCTTTTAAATGTATATAATATCTTCTTACCTCTCTACCTATCATTTTATTCTTCTCCGTGTCTCTCTCTGTTGCAAGAAATACATCTGTATTCGTTCCAGTATGTTAGTTCAAAATTACACGCGTGCATTATTTATTTATCTCCTTTTCTACTTCTCCCTTTAATACTTCTAACGCTCTTAGATAACCAACTTCAAAAGATACTCCAACATCTTCACCGTCCCAATTCATAACGTCATTAATTAAATTGTCAACCTGCTGGATAGTATTGTCATAGTATTCAATATATTCAGAAATTGTTTCACGTGTCGCTTCTATATCTTCCTTAATTAGTTTTAGTAATGCTTCCATTACTCATCTCCTTCTATTATTTCTTCTTCTAGTACTTTGTCAACGTCATAACCTATCCCGTTAATATCAAATACTACGTCCCACTGGTCCCCTAGATACCATTCAGCACAACCGTTGAACCACTCCCAAACATATTTGTCTAGTGTGTTGTCGTCTTGTTCTTCTATCCAGTCCATGAATTTGGAATAGTTTAATCTATCACCAGCTGGCGTAGCAAAGAACGTTGTATTATCCCAGTCTTTTTTAATGCAATCTTCAGAGCAAAAATATTCACTGCCCGAACCCTCAGCAAGTATTCCTTTACTCATTCCTTTATTGCATACGTCACATTTACGGAAGTAATATTTTTTCATTAGTCTCTACTCCATACAAAATAACGGCTTTGGTTAAAGTTTTTTTCGTCCTTATATCCTAAGTCTATTTCAACGCACCAAAACCATGTATCCAAAATATATTCTTTTAGACTATCCCAACTTATCCAATGAGCAAAAAAATTATCTTCTATTTCATAGAACCCGTGAGCTTCCTTTACAAATTCTTCTGCATAATCTTCAGCGTCACTTAACCAATTAAATACTTGAACGTTGTCTTTGAATTCTGTCCAGCTAGAACTCTCACGGTCTAAATATTGTATATGATTTATTTGTAAGTATGCGTTTATGTAATCTGTATCTTCTACATCATTAAGTAGCTCAACAAGTTTGAATATTTCTATTCCGTGTGCAAACTCATCAACTTTGATATTCTCATAATCTGCAATCATGTATTCATCACCATTACACAAGTAAGGAACTTTTGCTTTGGTGTGAATAGTTTGAACGTTTAATGAATTATAAATTTCATCTAGCGTTGTATTTTTTGTAAATGATTTCCAGTAGAACGTTAGCTTACCCATGTTATAGCAAGCTAAACATTGTATTGCTACATTGATACTGTCTTTATTTGTTTTTGTTTCCAATTTATCTCCTTAACTAACTTAATTAATTATTCCATATCTTGATTATAAAGTCAAGAAATAAAAAAAGAACCAGGAGAATTGGAACTCCTGGCTCTTTTCGGTGCGTTAGTTAGGTTATAAATATTCGTATGTATTCATGCAATCATCACATAAAACGTTTAATAATCTTTGGTTATCTGTTATTAATTGCTCTGTGTTGGTCTTTACTCTCTCAATATTTGCATAAAGTTTAACTAATTCATCTATTAGTACGGCTTTGAATTGTGTTAGTTCTTCTCTTGCGTTGTTATCTTCGCACGACTTAACTATAGTGTCCAGCTTTGACTGGATCTTGTGTACTAATAACTTAAATTGTTCTTCCGTCATCTTAACTCCTGGTATTTAGTAGTACATAACAACTATGACATAGTGGTATATGGTCTATGACGTGAAAGTTATGATTACAATTTGTACATTTAATCATCTTGCGTCCCAGTTTATAGATGTAGCTTTGTGTAGTAAATGATTACTATCTCTGCTTATATTATCTTTACATGTATTACATACGGTTAAGTATCTATTACTATCAATATTATTTTCTGCGACATCATCTCTATGTATATGACATACATCACAAAAAATTAACGTGTACATTATTGTCATGTTCTACTCCTTAACTCTTTTAATTTATTTAACAATATATTATTTATTTCGTCAAGTCTTTCGTTCTCTTTATTTGCTAGTACTAATTCTTGCTTACGTTTATATTGAATAGCTTTACTAACTTCTCTATTCTTTACGTCTGCAAAATAGTATCCAACAAATAGTCCTATTAACACGACTATTACTAGCGTCATTATTTTCCTATCCATGAATAGCTAACTTTATCTTGTGCTATAGCTTTCATTATTTGCTTATGTACTAATTTGTTTATTTTATCTTCACGTAGTCCATTAGGTATTTCTACTTTAAAGATGTCCATAAAGATAGTTAGTTCTACTTTATCCATTATTCTTCTTCCTCTAAATGATCTAACCAATCTCCTGGTTGCATATTTAATACATATTCTTCTGCATCTTTATAATCTCTTGCGTGAAAAGATACAAATACTGTATAAATCGGCATGTCTTCCATTATCTTCTCTCCCTTATTTCTTGTCTAAACATTTTTAGTACTGTCTGT